TTAAAAGTTCAAATTATCAATTGATCCTTTAATATCTTTCTTTTGTTTTTTAGTTACGTGTGTGTAAATTTCCATAGCAGTCTTAGAAGTTTTGTGCCCGAGAACGTACTGAACATCTTTTGGAGTAATTCTTTCATTACCGTCATAAAGTAGTGTAGCAAGAGTATGACGCAGCCCGTGAGGGGTTATCTTACGTAAAGGCTCTTTTTTATCGTTGGGATGTTCCTTATTCCATTTTTCGCATTGCTTTTTGTCAAACTTATACAAGTACTTCAACCAAAAGTCAGGCTGCTGTGCCCAATTGTAGCTACCGTCTTTGGTGTGAAAAATCCATTCACAGTGGTCACCGATTTCATCGCAATATTCGCGGTATTCTTTCAGAATCATATAAAGATTGTCTGACATAGGGACTGCATGGTGAACTCCATTTTTAACGTCATCAATGGTCTTTTTGCCGTTATCATCTTTGGCGACAGTTCGCTCAATTTTTACAACTCGTTTGTCAAAGTCTACATCTGACCATTTGAGTGCAAGAGCTTCACCACGACGGCATCCAAGAGATGCAACTGTGAGAAAATAAGTATATTTCATGCGGCTATAATCACGGGCTATATCAAGAAAATGTTTGAGTTCGTCCAATTCGTAGAAATTACGTGAATTATCTCGACTAGATTTTGCTGACTTTTTGGGCATGATTACGAAGTCAAAAGGGTCTTTACTGCACCAGTGACGGAAGATAGCATATTTGATAATTCTGTGTAACTGATTGACAATTGACTTGTAAGTTACATATTTTGAAGCAAGATCATTAACATATTTTTGTACATGATCCGGTGATATCCTGTCTATGTAAGTATCACCAAATTCTGGCTCAGTATGATTTTTCCATGTGTCCTTTAAGCGTCCTAGTGTGGAACCACGCACATCTTGCTTCATTACTTCAAGCCATACATTATATACATAGCTTACAGTTATCTTCTTTTGAGCTGTTTCTATCTTTTGACTTAATGCACTTGGTCCTTGTGCCTTTAAATTGCGACGAAGTTCCTCGGCTTCTTTGCGGGATTTGAGTTTGCTTCTGGTAACGTTTATAACTTTACCAGTTTCAGGATTAATACCGATGTAAGTCCTAAGTCGAAAATACTTTTTCCCGTTTTTTAATTTATACTCTGTAATTTCAGGGTCTTTTTTACGAGCCATAATATCATTCCTTTCTAAAAATATTTGATGATGCGCGCTCGGCACGAGCGCGCATGGGGCGCCCGCGGGTTAGATTATCTCTTGTTGATTTCATGAATCAAAAGAAGTAATATTATTAATGTCAAGTTTAATTCGTTCATGTTTTTCACCTCCAAGGTGGAGAACAACACAAGCTTGCTTGTGTTAGACTTGGAAGGTGACAAAACATGAGTGAGCGGGCGCCCCAAGAGCTTTACTCAAAGGGATGCACCGTATAAGAAGCGTTGCTGTGTCGGCAATGCTTCTTTTTTGCTATAATGAATTAAAAAAGGTGGTAACAGTATGAACGATAATGATTTCTTTGTAGTCAGTTACAAAATTCTTAGCTATTTAAAATATTGCTATGAAAATGATAAGAGAGTAGATCCAACTATTTTGAGTGAAGGGATGCTCTCAATTTCAAACAATCAATTCTTGAAAACACTAAAAATGTTAATTGATCAAGGGTATATTGACGGTGTGTATGTAAAGCAAACTCTTGATGGGATGTTCGTTTTAAACAATCGTAGTAAGGCAGCAATTACTATGAGTGGTTTAGATTATTTGAAAAATGATCGCTCTATGAAAGAAGCATTTGAACAATTGGGACCAGTACAAAAGTGGTTGCCAATCATCAAATAATTTAAACTGATGTTCTTTAATACCGTAAAATCAAAGCCTACACACCTGAAAGGGTGGCAGGCTTATTTTTATGCGTTTCTAAACCATCTAGTAGATGATCCTTTGACAATATGAGTGCCTCGACCTAAGTCGCCTCTTACTTCGTAATAATGATTATTGCCGAAATATCTAACATCGACGTAGGATCCTTTGGCAAGCCAGAAGCTAAACTTAGGTGCTTTATAAAGCGGATATCTTAACTTATATACTTTTACGTCTTTGGTTGTTTTAACTTCATGCCAATGCCACGAATGTTTACTGATAGCTTGCACGGGTTGTGCCGTAACTGCTGAGACTGCACCTGTACCACCGAGCAACATGATAGATGCCATTGCTGTAACTAAAAATCTATGTTTCATATATCTATATCCTCCAAAATAGATATTGCCTTAGGTTTATAGTCGCTGGCGTTGTGGACTTTGATATAATGAATGAAAAGGAGATAGGCAAATGAAAGATGACATTGAAACTATTAAATTATATGTAAAAATCATATTTTACGAAGTCACCATCATGTTTGGCTGGTGGTTGTGGAATATTCTTGGAATATTGCCATTTCACTGATTCCAGCCTAACTCGTGACTTAACCATGCTATAATTAATGGGATAACTATTAATGTAATCACACTTCAAAAGATTTTTTTGATTTTGCCGTTAATCTTTGAAGTGTGTTTTTTTATATAATCTTGACCTTTATCAGTAATGTAATAGCCGGTAATAGCAGGGTGACCGCCAACGAATCCCTCATTGATGTCTACTAAGCCTTGCTTTTTAAGTTTTAACACCATCATTACTTCATCATTATTGCCATTAAGTGCAGCAAAAGCATCTTTATTTTTTAGCTGGTGCACCTCACCATCACTGATAGACTTCAAAAATTCTAAAATGTCGTTCATATATTTCACATCCTTTCCGCCGCCTTCGGGCAGATTTTATTTTGCTTAGAAGAAAGTAACTCCAATAAATCCACCAACTATAAAGACAACGATAAAAAATAAGATGACTTTAACCCATTCATCAGCTGATAGATCATCTGACTGTTCTGTTTTGCTACTTTTAATGGAACTAAATCCACCAGTTGTAGTTTTATGATAAATAGAATTTTTAATACTTCTTTCCGGGTCTTTTATAAAGCCAGTGCCTTTTTTGCCATAGAACGGATTAGTTGCGCGCTTTACAGAGCGGTTAATTCTGCCAGTTGTTCTAGCACTAAAAGACTTTTTTGCAGATGGCTTTCGAAATCCTGCCATGTTGTATTCCTCCATAATAGATATTTTTGCCTTAGGTTTATAGTCACTGGCTTTGGACTATGCAACCATCATTAAATAGATAATAAAGGTTATGAGGAATACAGAAAGCTTTGGCAAAATTGTAGAAGTTATCGAAATGGTAGTCGTTTTCTTCGCAGTATTTATATAGTAGATTTATAGCAAAAATATTTGCATCAGCTTCGCCATGATTTACAGTTTGATCATTCAAGTTGTAATATTGTTGATCTTCATATAAGACATGAGCGATTTCGTGAGCTAATTGAAATGGTATTTCCGTTGGATATGGCCACCGTGCGTTCATAATGATCAATCTGCCAACGTGGTTATAGCTAAGAGGAGGTGCAAAAGGTGGAAGACGATTGGAAAATTCAACACCTATTTTGTAATCAAACATTGCAGCATTCATTAGATACTTTATAAGCCTGTCATAATTTTCTTTATTTTCTATGCTAAGTTCATCAAAAGATCTAATCATACTTTTTAATCCTTATTTAGATACTCAGGATGACGTTTAAAGTAGCCCTTAGCTAAATCAACGTAAGTATCCTTGAGTTCTTCTGGAATCTTCCCACCGTACGGCATCCCTAAATCAGCAAAAGTGGGATCCGGGTTAATTTGGGGCTTTTTCTTTTCAATGCCTCTTAATTCATCAACTGTAACTCCGAGTGCGTCAGCAACTGCAGATAATGATTTTAAACTAGGGGATTGTTTATCCCACTTATAGATAGAATTAATACTTAATCCAGCATGCTCTGACGTTTCCTTTAAGTTCCATCCTTTTCTTTTAGAAGCTATGTTCTTAATGCGTTCTACTAATGACATTTAAAACACCTAACTTTCGTATACTAGAGAAAAAAGTATAAAAAAAGATAATTTTCTCTTTACAAAAGTATCCAATAGTATTATTATTAAATCATCAAGTGATTGATAAACAAATAACTTAAAAGTAAAAAACAATTGAATACTTATAAATTAGCACTAAGTGCGATTTATTTTTAACTACATTGTATCCAATCGTATAAAAATTATCAATAACTTGATAAATAAATAACCAAAAAAGATATGAGGTGATTGTATGCCAATTGAAGAAATGCTTGCGGAAGCAAGTAAGGCAATGGAAAGAAAAATCAAAATTGCATTGCTGGAAAGGAATATGACTCAACGTGAATTATCACGTTTGATCAAGGAAAATCCGCAACAGGTAAATCGTGCTATTAAGGGCGATACGACTCCCAAGTCAAAAGAGCTTCGTAATAAGATTTGCAAAGTCCTTAATCTGAAAGGGATGAGGTAAATGAAGCTGACAAAAGAAGAAAAGCAAGAAATTGCACAAATGGTCGTTGAAACACTAGACCAGCGCGGAGGTTTCAAAATCAATCCTAATTGGACGGATCTAAGTAAAGAAATTGAAAGCTACTGTAGACGTCAAGACAATCTTCACGGTAGTAGCTGGTACACATTGCAATCAAAAATTTTTGGTGCCATAAGAGCTGCTCTTAACATTAGCCAAGTTAAGTACATGACTGATGAGCAGGTAACCGAGGCACATGAGGTGTTTGAGTTTATCAAGCAGGAAAGAGAGAAAGCAAAATGAAGCTTTTAAATTTTGAAGGTAGATCAGTTTTAAACAGCAGAGATGTTGCTGAAATGATCGGCAAAGAACATAAGCATTTAATGCGGGATATTCGTACTTATATCAACGATATGCAGGACAGTCCAAATTTGGACCCACGTCAATTTTTCATTGAAAGTACATATACAAGTGATCAAAACAAAATTTTGCCTTGTTATTTACTAACTAAGCAAGGTTGTGAGTTTGTAGCTAATAAGTTAACGGGCAAGAAAGGCAATCAGTTTACAGCTCAATACGTGAGCCTGTTTAACTCAATGAAGGAACAGATCAGTAATCCGGTTGAGCAAGCATTAAAGAGTTTTCCCATTCCAAGAACAATGGGCGAGGCTTTACGACTGGCAGCAGATGAAGCGGATCAATTAGCAAAGCAAAAGCCAAAGGTTGATTACTACGATTCTCAAATGAGAAATCCTGGATTAATGACAACCACGGAAATTGCAAAAGATTTTGGCTGGTCAGCAAAGAAGTTAAATGATTTTTTACATGATCACCATGTGATCTATCCAGTGGGTAGTGGCAAAAAGAAAAAGTGGGTTATCTATCAAAAGTATGCCGATAAAGGTTATACGCAATATGAACCTTATGATTTTAAAAAGATCAATGGGCAGCATGGTATTAAAAACAATCTTAAGTGGACACAACGAGGTAAGAAGTTCATTTATGATCTGTTAGCTGATTTCGATATTCATCCTGTTTTAGAACAAATGGATTTACTAGGAATGTAAATAGAAAAAGCCACTCCGAAGAGTGACTTATGTGTTGAATTACCACGGATTAATGACTTTGAGCTCAACAAGTAGGAAAGAGAGCAATGGACATGAAGCAAGACGAATGGAAATCAAAGCCAATCATAGAAATAACTCAGAAAGACGTGGAAAGAATGACACTAGATGAGTTAAAGAGAACCCAAGTTAATTTGCTTATTGAACGGTTATACGTAGCTAGTTATGATGACTGGTCAAAATATGCCTATATGTCAGGTTTGGTTGATGGTGAATTAATCAGACGACTGGGATAAAAAAAGAGAGAAAAAATGAAATTCAGTAAATACAAAAATAAGCCATCTCATGAAGATGACTTAGACGAAAAGATCGATAGATTTAATAAAAAAGCTTACTGGGATTATTTGATTCCGTTTTTCGTAAGCCTAATTACTACACTGCTAACACTTGCAGCACTTAATGGAAAATAAGTGGAAGCAATTTTGTAGTGATTAGAGTTGTTGTGATTGAAACAAATATCGGCAAAAGGATGCTTTTAAAGAGAGTGTTCCAAAACCTTGCCCATCTCCATTTGAAAAAGTTTAAGCCTTCATCGGTAACTTTAAATTCAGACGGGTATGAATAGCGAGAAGGCATAAATTCAACGAGCTCAGCTTCAACTAAAAGTTTGAATTCATAACTATTAACTTCTTGGTGAGAAGTTTCATCAATACTAATTTGATTCAGCGGTGCTGCTTTTTGTATTTTGATGTATTTCTTTAATAATTTTCTCTCGGCTGGCAAAGTCTCGTATTTATGCATAATCATTCTCCTAACATTAAAGATTCGATATTTATTTCATTGTATCAAAAGGAGGAGTGAGCAAAATGACAGAAGACAAGATTTTTGATGAATTTAACCAATTGATTAAGGACTTAACCGACGACTTGATCAGAGATACAGATGATCCATATTCGGATTCAGTTGATACAGCTTTGACAAAAGTAATTAGTGCAAGAAGAAGCTATAAATGGAAAAAAGCCAACGATCAAAGAATCGCTGACTTCAAAAAACAGAATCCTAATGAGGATCCCGGAAATGCAAAAGTAGAAATTTCGTCTGAATATTGATGAGATTAAAAAATATCTCGATCAACTTTCATGTCAGTATAGGCATCTGAATTGATGCGGAAGTTCTTTCTCAATTCACAGACAAAGAATGAATCATTCTTATCTAAAACTGATGAAAAGCACTCTCTAATTTTTGCAGGACTAAGAGTAGTTTTTACCAGCCAAACAGATTTTTGAATTTCAACATTGTCGTTGCCAGAAATTGTAGAAATTACTTCCTGAACATTTTCATACTTTTGCCCAGGTTTCATTAGATCGTAGGCAATAACATATGATGCCATGATATCCCCTCCTTATTAGAGGATGACTTAATTTTAGCAGAAAGAAGGAATAGCAATGCAAGAATTAATTAAAGTTACAGTCCAAAATGATCAGCAACTTGTTAGTGCAAGAGATTTACATGAAGGTCTGGGACTTAAAAAGAAGTTTACAGATTGGTGGAAACAAAACAGCAAAGACTTTGAGAAAAATGTCGATTATACATATTCACCTAAAAGTGCACATGTTGGAAATGGCGGTACAAGGCAAATTGATGACTACGCCTTAACAATTGATATGGCAAAACAACTTTGCTTAATGAGCCGCACTGAAAAAGGTAAGCAATACCGCAAGTATTTAATTGAAGTTGAACGCAAGTGGAATGATCCACAAGAGATCGTCAAACGTGGTTACGCAATTCTTCAAAATGAAAACACACAACTGAAATTGGAGAACAAGAACTTAACTATCCAGTTGGAGGAATCCAATAAGAAGGCTAGTTACTTAGATGTGATTCTTGGAGCACCAGACGCACTAGCAGTTACGCAAATTGCGGCGGATTACGGTTACAACGCTAAGGATTTTAACGAACTGCTTCATAAAGTAAGAATTCAGCATAAAGTTAACGGTCAATGGATTCTATATAAGGTTTACATGGGTCAAGGCTATGTAACAACTAAGCCGTTTACCTTTATAGATCATAAAGGCAGAACCAGATCAAAGCCATCAACGTATTGGACGCAAAAAGGCAGAAAGCTAATCTATGACATTTTAAAAGATAACGACATTCTGCCTTTAATTGAGCGCAGTGACATCGAATAAGGCAGGTGAAGCAAATGAAGTTAAATAAAAAAACAAGGCTTGTAATGCTTACGAGATGGTATCGCAAGGCTACAAGCCTGTATGAAAAAGAACTGCTATTAAAACTTATTCGTTTTTACCAGTCCAATTGACAAAGGAGACTAAAACGTAATGAAAAAAGAAAAGATTTTCACTGAACAACAAATTGAAGTAATTAAAGAAATTGTTAGAGATGAAATCAAAAAAGCTGACAAGCAGCGCTTATCAGCTTTGGGTCAAGAACTTAACTTTAATCCTGATGATTATTAATAAACTCAGTGCTTTTATCAGTTAGTTTAAACCAAGTGAATCCACAATCGGTGCAACGAATTAAATTTACGTACAGTGATCCGCCAATAAGATTGTCTTTTCTCATTACAACTAAGGCAAAAGTTGTTGGACCTTTGCCAATTGCAATGGCTTAACATTTACTGATTGGCATTCAGGACAATGCAGTTTATTCATTAAAATCACCTCCTTTATTGGAGATGACTCAATTGTAACAGAAAGCAGGTGAGGTATATGGCTCTTCTGAGCATTAACGAAGAAGAATTAGAAAGATTTATTGCTAAGCGAGTTCGTGAAGGTGTCAGAGAAGAGCTAGCAAAGCGCGGAGAAATTACCGATCAAAAAATGTTCAGCCGCAAAGATGCATATCACTATCTTGGTGTAAGTGGCTCGTACTTTGATAACGCGGTAAAGCGGGGATTTATCAATCCGAGCCTGCCAGGTGACGGCAGAACGAGATATTACTTGCGCGAAGACCTGGATAGGTTCGCGGAAGACGGGAAAGACTATTTAAAGAAAGCAAAACTTTAAGGAGAAAAAGAAATGAACAAAGATACTGAATTTTCAAAAGAAAAGATGGCCAAGCAAGTTGCAAAGTTGTTTAGCAAGGTTGATGAAGACAGCGCAATTATTATGTGCGTCGCAAATGGAAGCAATTTAAGTGAATTAGAATATGGCAATCCGTTCGTTTTAGGGGGGGTAATCCAGCATCTAACTGACGAAATGCGTGAGCAGATTGAAAAACTGCCTAAGTATGAAGCCGCTCCATTGATGATGGACGCTCTAATGAAAGGATTAAAAGGGCTACAAGATGACTAAAAAGGAATATGAAAGAGAATACGGCAAGACAAAGCTTGACCACGTGCTAAGCCATATGACCATTGCATTCGGTAAAATCCTGGAATTCATGGCAATTCTATTTTTACCATTTGCAATTGTAGAGCAGCTATGCATCTACGGCGTAACGCATCCCGACCAAATCATTTCACTGCTGCTAGTCTTGATGATCATTCTCACAGCGCTGTCGGTGCGTGCCGTTAAAAAGCTAAGAAAGAAGTGATGACAATGCAGGCTAAACTTTTTGGTAAGCGGTTGATGCGTGCTAGAAAAAATAGGCAACTTACACAAGTGCAGCTGGCTGAAAGGATTGGCGCAAGTACAACGACTATCAGCCGGTATGAAAATGGTTTGTCTTTTCCCAGCAAGAGAAGACTTAGCGAGATTGCTCATTTTCTGGGCGTAAAAGTTGACTGGCTATTAACAGGATTTAAGGAGGACTAATGAAGTTATGGTACAAGTTCATCAATTCGGTGTGGCGTATCAACGAGCCGGTAAGTACAGCGAGAGCCAGCTTATCCTTATGGCTAACAGTAACGCTATTAGCGGCGTTAGCGGTTCTGATTTTGCGACTATGCCAGTAGAAGTTAAAAAGATTTTAGGTATTAAAAAAGCACTCATTGAGTAGCAGTCAATGAGTACCAGACAAAATAAATCAAACTAAAGGAAGTATAACACATGGATACATATAAGTTAAGAGACATTGGTGCAACTGTTAACACCTTTGGAGACGAATATCACACGTTCAGTGATGTTCTAAACGACATGATTAAGATTGACCCTAGATTGGATATTAGCGACGTACAGGACCTCGTAGACACACTAGGGGGGTATAAAGATTTCGAAGAAAGCGCAAAAGAGCTTTGCATGAAAAAACTCAATGGCGTGGACGAGGACGAAGAAGACCCCGAAGCCGAATGGGGCGACGGCATGTATGACCGTGCCGCAGGAAAGTAGGTGGCAGTTATGCATGATGCACAAGAGTGGCTAGACGGGATCATCGAAGATATCCCTAATATCCGCAAAGAGATGCTGGACGACTGTCGCACTATGAAGACCTATGGTAAGGCAAAACAGTACGCTAAACAGTTCAAAATTGACTTTGAGGGTAATTATAAGGCTACGGCAGAAGAACAAGCACAGAGCTTATTTAACGGCCTTATAGAGGACGTAGTAACAGAACTCAATCGAGAATCCGACAGAGGAGAGATTAAACATGACTGAGGCAGAGAAATTTGCAGAGATGACCAAGGATGAACTAATTAAGATTCTTGATCGGTTGCAAGATGAAAAGAAAGAACAAGCCAAAAAAGACAACGCTAGCGTTTATGAGCGTCTTTCAAAGGTAGATGTTTCTAAGTTTGTTGATAAAAAGAATGGTCTTAATTATCTAAGCTGGGCGAAAGCCTGGGGGCTGGTAAAGAGTATTTTTCCCGATGCTAGTTATAAGTTACGGGAATACCCATATTACACACAAACAGCAGACGGTAATTATCAGCAGATTGGCACCCATGATTATCTTCGTACTGAGTACGGTGTTGAGGTTGAAGCTAGCGTAACTATTAAAGGCGAGACATATAGTTCAAAGCTTTATGTCATGGACTTTCACAATAGAGCGCTTGACCCTAAAAAGGTCACTTACTTTGAAATTAATAAAACGCAAATGAGGGCGTTAACCAAGGCGTTAGCATTTGCGGGGCTGGGTTTGAACATTTACGCTGGTGAAGATTTACCAAGTAGTGACGAAAAGACGCCACAACGCAAAGAAAGAGTGACCGAGCAAGAACTAATTGAAAAAGCAAGAAAGAGCAAAACTCAGTACGGTGGTGGCAATGAATTAGTTACCGACATTGTGGGACTTGAAATCGATGGAGACAAGCAAGCAAATGCTTTTTTAAACCAGTGGTGTGAAAAAGATCAGAAGAACAAAAATTTATATAAATTCATTATTAAGAATCAGTTAGCTACACACGGTATGAAGGTAGGAGCATAAATATGAGTGAAAAACAAGTATTTGAAGGTTCAAGAGCTTTCTTGATGATTCCACCAGCTATTGCAAGAGATAAAGAGCTTTTAAAAAAGCCAAAAACAATTATTTTGATGGGTGAAATTATCTCAATGCTCAATGTTACCGGCGAATTTTTTATGAGTAACAAGAAAATAGCTGAAAGGCTTGATGTATCAGCCCGTACCGTTAACGAATATTTAGGAATCTTAGAGTCAAAAAAGTTAATTGAAAGAACTAAGATAATTAGTCAAGAAAACGGCGCAATTGTGGGTAGACAAATACGTGCTGGCGTAGACCTAGTGAAGCGGGCTTCACTAGGGTGGGGAAATACGCTTCATGGGGGTAGTGAAACCCACTTCACCCCCCTAGTGAAGCCCACTTCACATAAATATAACAGTAATAATAGAACAACTAATAGAACAGTAGAAGATACATATAGTTCTGCTGACGCAGAACCACCTATCCCTTACAAAGAAATTATTGATTATCTCAATAAAAAAACTAATCAGCATCTACGCTATCAAACCAAAGCTTATCAGAAATTAATTAGACAACGGTTTGAGGAAGGTGCAACGCTAGAAGACTTCAAAAAGGCTATTGATAACCAAGCATATGCGTGGCAGGGAACAAAGTTCTGGAAGTACATGCGCCCGTCTACACTGTTTCGAGCATCTAAGTTTGATTCTTATGTGAATGCTAATGACTTAAATCAAGCGAAACAGCCGTCTAATGGCGGCTACGGTGGCGAGCCAAATATAAGTGACATTCCAGACGATGATTTACCGTTTTAAAGGTGGTGATAATGATGCAAGGACTAGAAGGAATTGCAATTAAAACCGAAAAAGCAGACCAAGTATGTCCAATTCATAAAACTCAAATGGTGCTAGACCGCAAAGGCAAGCCATTTTGTATTGAATGTATGAAAGAACAAACTGAAAAAGAAAAGAATGACCAAGTTAAACGCTTTATGCATGACAAGGTCACTAAGATTTTACGTACTAGAAGCTTGGTAGATAGACCAGAGGACTTAGAAAAGTCTTTGGAAAATTACACGGCTAAAAAAGGATCACAAGAGGCTTCAATGGGTAATGCTGCTTATAAAATTGCCCATGAACTAATTGATAACCCTGATAAAGCCATGACAACGTTGATGTATGGCACGCCAGGCGAGGGAAAGAGCCATTTAGCAATGTCAATCCTTAATATCGTAAATGCTAAGAGCAATCCACCACAAACTTGCCTATTTATAGACGTTAGTAAGATGTTTGACATGATTTATGAATCTATGGAAGATCCAATGAGCTGGTGGACTAAAAAGAATGCTATTAACTTTTTGGGTAGTGTAAATGTTCTAGTGATTGATGATCTGGGCAGTGAATCATCTATGCGACAGAATGAGGCAACAGAAGCAACTGAATTTAAACAGGACGTATTAAAACAGATTCTTGATAAGCAAAAGAGGCTAATCGTCACAACTAATTTAACGCTTAAAGAGTTGCAACAAGCATATAACCCTAAAATTGTTAGTCGCTTGTTATCGGATTCACGTGGTAGACGTTTAGATTTTACAGGAATTTCAGATAAAAGATTGGAGCTATAACACATGATTAAAATTATTGAAAATGCAGAAGAAAAGAGAAATGAATCATTGAAGTTGCAAGTTGGCGATACGCTTTGCTGTTGGAATGACAAGGATGTGCTGTTCAACGTTGATAAAAACTATTTAATGGTCACTAAGGTAACTGACTTTTCAGATTTAGAAAAGCCTTATACACTCACTGCACTTAATACCACTGATGAGCAACATAGTGCAACTAATGAAAACTACGTACTATATTTTTATTCGGATCTTGACAATTTAGCCCGAGATATAGCGGACAGCTACGATCATATAAAAAAGGTGGATCTAGTGGCAACAGATAACGATGACGAAGATTAA